AACAAACCGACTTTCAAATAAACATTAATACATTCCCTTTGGATTTAACCGATGGTGATGTAAAAATCCAACTTCGTAAAGAGCCTGGAGGGATTGTCGCATACACTCCAACGATAACAATTTTTGATCCGACAAATGGCGAGTTTTGTATTGATGAGCAGATTATCGATATTCAGGCTTGCGATTATAGATACGATATTCAGGTGACACTTGATAGCGGTGAGGTTAATACTTGGGTGAGTGGGATTTTTTCAATAACAGATGACATTACACGATAAAAAATGGCTGATAACGTAGATATAATAGTACAGGATACAATTAATGAAATCGTTGTTAATGCCGCAGTTGTGGTTGAAACAATTGATATCAATGTACAGGTCGCAGTTGATGAGGTTACAATTATAGCAAATCCAAATGACTATATTATAAATGTAAATCGAATTATCGGTGAGCAAGTGCAAAGCGATTGGAATGTTACAGACGACCAAGCTCCTGACTATATAAAAAATAAACCATCAATCCCTTCGATTGAAGGATTGGCAACGGTTGTATATGTAGACCAACAAGACGCCTTAAAAGTTGACAAAGTTGTCGGTAAGGGTTTAAGTACAAATGATTTCACGGATATTTTAAAAACCAAACTCGATGGCATTCAGGATGGTGCTGAGGTTAATGTCAACGCTGATTGGAATGCTACTTCGGGCGATGCTCAAATTTTAAACAAGCCAACCATTCCAACAGCCGTTACAAAAACATCGGATTTAACAAACGATGGTTCGGATGGAGTGAATCCATTTATAACTTTAAATGATATTCCTGCGGGTGGTTTAACTTCAATAGGTTTAACAATGCCAGCTGCTTTTAGTGTTGCAAATAGTCCTTTGACTTCGGATGGTACAATAGAGGTTTCCGCTGCTGGAACTTCGGCACAATATATTCGAGGCGATGGTCAATTAGCAACTTTGCCAAGCGGTGGCGGTGGTGGTGCGTCTGTGTTTTATTATTTAAATGGTTCGATTGCTGCATCGGTAGCTACTTATAAACAATTAAGCAATACGGCAGTTATTGGGGCAGGAACAGATTTTGCAATTACAGGAAATGGCTTAATTACGCAATTTTTAACGGATGTTGGAAATCCAAATAGATTGCAAATACCTTCAGGAGCTTGGAATTTTGAAATGTTTTTTTCAATGTCCTCAAGTGGTGGAACGCCAAAGTTCTATGTTGAGTTATTAAAATATAACGGAGCAACTTTTACAACTATTGCAGACAATTCAGCAGCTCCCGAAACAATAAGCGGAGGCACAAGTATTGATTTATATTTAAGCTCGTTAGCAGTTCCTGAAACAACATTATTATTAACGGATAGATTAGCGATTAGGGTTTATATTGTAAATAATAGCGGAGGTAGGACAGCCACATTGCATACTGAAGACAATCATCTTTGTCAAATAACCACAACCTTTGCAAGTGGTATTTCAGCAATAAACGGATTGAATTCTAACAATCAATATTTATCGGTAGGAACAAGCGGAACAGATTTTAATATTAATAGTGTAAGCGAAACGCATACATTTAATTTACCAACGGCATCGGCTACAAATCGAGGGGCATTAAGCACAACCGATTGGAGCGCTTTTAACGGAAAACAAAACGCATTAACAAATCCAATTACAGGAATAGGTACAACTAACTATTTACCTAAGTTTACAGGAGCGAGTGCTTTGGGTAATAGCTTAATATTTGATAATGGCACAAACGTAGGAATTGGAACAGCAACTCCTGAAAGCCTTTTACATTTGAATAAAGCTTCCGTTGGTGCGGTTGGTCCTATTTTATATTTAGATAATTCAGCAGCATCAACATTAGATAATTCAAGTAATATTGTTTTTTCAACTTGGTCAGGCGAAACAGTAACTACTCCAGGAGCTAAAATTAGTATTTTAAATACATCAGCAGCCACAGGAGCAAATGCTATGACATTTTTCACAAAAGATACCGCAGGAACAGTAGCTGAAAGAGTTAGAATTAACGCAGTAGGAAACGTAGGAATCGGAACAACTGCTCCTGTTGCTAAATTACAAGTATTTGGAGGGATTAGAAATGTAATACCAAATGCAAACGGTATAACAGTGCCAGGGTTAGCAGCGGAAGCTGTTATTTTTACAAAAGCAAATGAGGTTAATAGTCATTTTTATGCAGGTAATCATTTTGGTGGATTTTTAGGAATTGGATATACTGCAAATAATTTCAGTACATATTCTCAAATATTAAAACTTTATCCCGCAGCAGTTGTAATTGGAGCAGACGCTACTAATATCACTTATTTTAATGGTAATACAACATTTGGAACAACAGCTCCTGTGGCAAGTGCAAAGGTTCAAATTGATTCAACTACTCAAGGTTTTTTACCTCCAAGAATGACAACAACTCAAAAGAATGCAATTGCAACTCCAACGTCAGGATTAGTGGTTTACGATACAACATTGGGAAAATTATGCGTAAGAGGTGCTTCGGCTTGGGAAACAATAACATCAATATAATATGGAAACTAAATACGAATGGATTATTAGCGCATTAGATTGCAGAGTAAAAGAAGGAAGTCTTGAAAATGTGGTCAACGTTGTTCATTGGAGGTTAAACGCTTCGAATGATAAATATACTGCTGAAACATACTCAGCAACGGGTATGCCTGAACCAAGCGGAACAGATTTTACCTTATATGCTGATTTGACCAAAGAGCAAGTCGTTGGATGGGTTGAAACTATTTTAAGTGTAATCCCTGAACCAATAGATGGCGAACCGCAAATATCACAATTAGAACAAATAAAAATAGGGCTTAATGAGAATTTACTTTTACAAGCACACCCTGTTGAAATAACCCCTGCATTACCTTTTAATAATTAATAAATTTATGGAAAATCAACAAGCTATTAACGTACTTATTCAAGTAGCGAATTTGGCACAATCAAAAGGACTTTTATCATTAGACGAAGCCGTAATCGTATCACAATGCGTTAAACAATTACAAGAAAAAAAAGAGGATGAGCCGACAGCAGTTTGATGTAATATTGAATAAATTAATTAGCCGAAAATTACTCGTTTTTGTTATCGCTTGCGTTGGTTTATTTAATCAAACGTTAACGAGTTCCGATTGGGTTATTATTGCAACCGCTTACATCGGAATTGAAGGGATTACAAACATAGTTGAACGATTAAAAAAATGAAAAATTATATTTTAGATTTAAAGAGTTCCTTTTTAACTGGAGGCTATTTAGTTTTTACTTTCACAAACGTAGATTCAGCAATGAAAGTCTTTGCTTTTATTATTGCAACAGGATACACGATTCGCAGATGGTATTTAATGGAAAAAAACAACAAAGATGCGTCTGAATAATGCAGGATATTTACTTATTTGCGAATTTGAAGGATTAAGCCTTAAACCTTATTTATGTCCCGCTAAAATTCCAACGATTGGTTATGGGAATACGTTTTATTCGGATGGCTCAAAGGTAAAAATGAGCGATCCAGCGATTTCGAAATATATCGCTTTTGAAATGTTTAAAACCATTGCCGATGACTTTGCAAAAAAGGTTTCGAAACTAATCACATCCCCTTTAAATCAAAATCAATTTAACGCGATTGTAAGTTTTTCTTACAATTGTGGTATTTCTAATTTAAAAAGTAGTACATTGCTCAAAAAAGTGAACTTTAATCCTTCAGATTTAACCATAAAAGACGAGTTTTTGAAATGGGATAAGTCAAGAGGCAAGGTTTTAAAAGGCTTAACAAGGCGCAGAGAGTTAGAAAGCGAAATTTATTTTAACAAATAACAAAAATTATGGGTTCAAGATTTTCAAGGTTCGACAACAAAATTAAAGACATTTTAAATAAGGATTCCGAAATAAAAAATTTTGAAGTAATTGATAAAATTTTAAAAAGTGAAAATTTAAAATACAATCGAGGTGATTTAAAAGCGTTTTCAAAATACTTAACTCGATTTCGCAAAAGATTTACCGAGAATTACGATGGCATTTACGATGCAACCGATTCGCTCGATATTGACAACCAAAACGTGAAACATTTATGGGTTAAAAATAAACAAGCTTCAGTATTTGTTAAGAATCCAAACTTTGTTCAATCCGAAGTGGCGAATGTAAGCCAATTGCGTGAGGATTTAATCAAAGACCTCCAGCAATATGCACCGAAGTTCCCAAAATTGGAACGCATTGAAAATAAAGATAGTTATTTGTTGGTAATAGATCCAGCAGACATTCATATCGGCAAACTTTGCTCCGCATTTGAGAGCGGTGAAACATACGACAATCAAATTGCAGTTCAAAGAGTATTGCAAGGTGTCAGCGGAATACTTCAAAAAGTATCGAGCTTTAATATTGACAAAATTTTGTTCATAGGCGGTAATGATATCTTACATACTGACAATCCAGGTCGAACAACCACATCGGGAACACCACAGGACACTGACGGAATGTGGCACAGCAATTTTTTAATAGCAAAACAGTTGTATGTGGATGTATTAGAAATTCTTTTAGGGGTTGCGGATGTACATTTTACATTCAATCCTTCCAATCACGATTATACAAATGGATTCTTTTTAGCTCAAGTAATAGAAACCTATTTTAAGGATTGCAAAAACATTACATTTGATACTACAATCGCACATCGCAAAGGATTTCAATACTATAATAATCTAATTGGAACTACTCACGGCGATGGAGCAAAACAAATGGACTTGCCTTTGTTAATGGCTGTTGAATTTCCACTTGAATGGAGCAAAACAAAGCATCGTTATATCTATACGCACCACGTACACCATAAAACGAGCAAAGATTACGCAGGAATAACCATTGAAAGCCTAAGAAGTCCCTCAGGAACTGACTCCTGGCACCATCGCAATGGCTATCAACACGCTCCAAAGGCAGTTGAGGCGTTTTTACATTGCAAAACCAATGGTCAAATAGCACGAATTACTCACATATTTTAATAAAATTATGAAATATTTATTTATATTATTGTTATTAGTTGGATGTGGATCGCGTAAAGTGAACAAAACCAACACCGAAACCACAACAAAAAACGAAATATCGGTTGTGGATTCGGTTAAAATTGTCACAAATACAGATTCAAATACCGAAATTATTGCTGATGAGTTTGAAATTATACCAGTTGATAGTTTGAAACCAATTGTTATCGTAGATAGTCAAGGCAAAAAGACTTCTTATTTGAATGCGCGTATAAGTAAACGACACGAAACGAGCCGAAATAAGACACTAAAAAACGAAATAGCACAAAGTAGTCGCAAAATAAATATAAAAGCCGAGAAACAAACGAAACAAGCCGAGAAACAGGTTGAACGCAAAGAATCCATTATTACTTCTTTATGGTGGCTTTGGTTATTGATTATTTTAGTAGTAACGTATTACGTTAGTAGAAAATTTATATCCTTTCGCATATAAAATAGCGTTTTAATGGACAATTATATCTTATTCGGTATAATTAAAATACGCAAATATTCGTAATTATCCGCAAATACCTATATTCATTATTTAGAATCAATATAAATTAGACTTATTTTTAATTTATTGTTTGTTTATTAATTTATTGTTATATATTTGCTGAAGTATTAACAACAAAAAACAAAACAATGAAACAGAATTTAAAAAATTTCGGACTTGCTTTTTTATTATGGACAGCATTTGTAATAATGCAAATTTTAATTAATTATGGAAACTAAAAAACTAATTCAGACACATCGCAAACAAATTGCGATTCTTAAAATGATTCAAAATTCAGAAAACCGTTTTAACGAACATTTAAAAATGGTAAAACAACACATAAATCCCGATTGGCATTTTAAAAGAGCGAGAATTAATTTGGATATCAAAGAACGTTTAACCGCTTATTATTTTAGATTATGAGTAATTATATCCCTGATCCAAACGAAGACAAAAATGTAATAATTGCATTTGTAGTATTAATAATTATTTTAATAATATTTTTATATGAGTAACGAGCGAAACGCTGGAAGGAAATCAAAATTTCAAGAAGGAACACAAACAAAAATCCTTCATAAATTAATCCCAATAGAAGCTGAAGAGCAAATCAAACAATTAATAAATAAAACAATAGAAAAATGGATAAGAAAGTAAAACTAAAAGAAATTAAAAAATTCGATAAATGGATGCGTAAAATAGTGCAATCCGTTTACTACTCAAATAACGAACAAATGTGCAACGCATATCAAAAAATAAATTAAGATGGGAGCAAATGCAGTAAGATTTTTAGAAGATTCAGAAAAATTGATGTCAATGTACGAACCAACCTTTACAAAAAAGGATGCAATCCTCACAGGAAAGCGAATGGTTGACGATGTAATTGAATCAGGTAATATTGATAAACATCAATTTATGGCACAAATATGCCGTTTAAAAGAAGTAATCAATTCAGCCGATAGCGAAATGCGCAAATGGTTGCCTGAGGAAAAGGTTGTAATATTAGGAGTTGAATTCACTCCAGTAAACGGAGGCAGTACAATCGATTATGCAGACGATCCGATTTATTGCCAACTAAAAGCCGATTTGGATGCAAGGGTTGAGCTATTGAAGCTTGCACAAAAGCAAACTATAATCGATGCTTACGGAAACGATGTTCCCAAAGTGGGAACGACACCTCGCAAAAACTCAATCACATTAAAATTTTAATCGATGACCGCAAAACAAAGCGCGAAAGCACGAATAAACCGAGTAATAAAATTCTATTACAATCGAGGTATAAACTCAGAGCGAGTGAATAAAGTTTTAAGAAAAATTATACAAAATGAACTCAACAAAAATCGTTAACACGAACAGAAAAATAATGGTATTGCAATATTATTTTATTTTCAAAGACGATGGCTTAAAAAACATCGCAATGGATTTGGGGATTGCTTATAATACATTGACAAAAATAGTCGCTGAATATAAAAAAAATGATTGTATTATTGTAAAATCAAAATTTTCTTAGTATATTTGTTAAATCATAATACCGATGCAAGGGGTGGGCATCTTAATTTCACTCCATAAATAAATTAAATTATGAGTACAATTTCAAACCGCAAACAAGCTTTTGCACAACCACAAACAAATCCAGCAGCAAAATTTATTGACTGGAAATCAAACGACAAATGTTTCAGTTATTACGACAAAGAAACAAAAGAAAATGTCAGTTTGCCTTTGCCTTTTAAATTTTTAGTATTAGACGAATTGCATACCATCAAAGGATGGAACGATGCGACTCAATCAGCTATTTATTCCAATGAGGTAAAATGGATTTCAAAAGACGAATTAATTGTAAAACCATTTAAAGGAAATGAAATCGCAAAAGGTCTTTACAAAGACATCAAAGAAAAAGTTAAATCAGCTGGAGCGCATTATGTAAAATCTGTTTATTGTATGTTGGAGGATGGATCAATTGCCAATTTACAACTAAAAGGAGCAGCGTGTCAATCTTATGGTGATTTCACCGCAAAAACTCGCTCACGTTTGAGTGATGAATGGGTTGAGGTGTCAAGTGCTGCCGAAGGTAAAAAAGGAGCTGTCAAATATACGACTCCTGAGTTTAAGTTCCAAAAATGTTTGAGCGATTCTGAAGCTGATTTGGCTGATGAGGCTTTTAATACATTGGAGGCTTATTTAAAAACGTATCTAATCAAATCCGAACCTGTTGAATCGATTGAAACTGAAATCGAAGAGGATGACTTAGAATTTTAAAAATTTGTTTTGGTTAATAGTTGGAAAGCCTCACTTGCAAAAGTGGGGTTTTTTTTGCAATAGTACACATTTTTAGCGTTTTTCTATACACGCCTCGCTGGAGGGTTTTCGATTTGATAGGGGGGGGGTGTTTTTCCAAAAAAATGTGTACTATGTGTACTATTTAAAAAAATATTAAAAAAAATTTGCATATTAAAAATAAAGTATTACCTTTGGTGAACTTCGACAATATAAGAAAACATTATTAAAAAGGGATAATGAAACCAGTGTCGAAGTTGGTGGATTTATCCCTTTTAACTTTTTAAAAAATATGATAGTATCAGTATTTAAGGATTTGTATAAATCCACAGATGTACCTTTTCACGTTCCAATCGATAAAATTATCAATAGGATTAAAAAAGGAGCTTCAAAGGAATTGGTTGAATCAATCCGAAGTGGAGCAAAAGAACAAAAAACAAAATTACCTTGCATTTTATTTGCAGGAATTTTTAATGAGCGTAATTCAAACTCACTCCAGGAACATTCAGGGCTTATGGTTGTCGATTTTGATAAATATCCTAATCAGGAAACTATGCTCCAACATTTGGAACTATTAAAAGAAAATAAACATTTTTGCTTACTTTTTATAAGTCCTTCAGGAAATGGAATAAAAGGGGTTTTAAAGGTGTCAAATGAATTAACGAAGGAAACACATCCCAAAACATTTAAAGAGTTCCAAAAGCAATATAACTACGATTATTTTGACATCGCCAATTCAAATGTTGACAGGGTTTGTTTTGAATCTTACGATCCAAATATTTATGTTAATTTAGAAGCTGAAATTTTCAATCCAATTTTAAAGGATGAGGGTTTTAATGTTTCGGAGCGTGTGCCTCTTTTACCAATTACCGATGAGGATAAGATTATCGCTAAAATAATGGAATGGAATTGGAACAAAGATTTTCGCGAAGGTGAGCGCAACGCTTTTATATTTGATTTGGCTGGAGCGTTTTGTGAATATGGAATCACTCAGTCAACAGCCGAAGGATATATTTTTAATAATGTGGTAATCGGTGATTTTTCAGAAACCGAAACAAAGACAACAATCAAATCGGCATATCGAAAACGAAATTTTGATACTAAGTATTTTGAGAATTATAATAAAATTGACTCCATAAAAGCCGACCTTAAAAAAGGCAAAAATGAAGTAATTGGCAAATACGGTATTTCGGAGGGTACATTCAACGAAATAAAGGAAGCATCCGAACACGAAGACTTTTGGTATTTTACAGAAAATAAAAAGATTGGAATCAATCCAATGAAATACAAATTGTTTTTGGAGCGAAACGGATTTAAAAAATACTTTCAATCCGATGCACAGAAGGCAACGTGGATTTATATTAGTTCTAATAAGGTAATCGAAACCTCAACTGAAAAAATTAAAGATTTTGTTTTAAACTATTTGACTGAGCGTTCCGAAATTGATGTGTGGAATTATTGCGCATCGTTTCAAAACCTATTTTCTGAGGGTTATTTGTCAATGATTGACAGCGTTGATTTACTAATGCTAAAAGATACCAAATTTAAATCCTTTATAGCTTTTGAAAATGGCATCTTAGAAGTTACCAAAGACATCGTTAAATTAATCGACTATATCGATGTGGATGGTTATGTTTGGAAGTCACAAATTATCCAGCGCGATTTTATTATTTTGGATAATTTAGAAAATGAATACAAAACTTTTATAAATAATATCAGTAGCAATGAGCCAATCGCTATCGAGTGCGTAATTGGATACCTTTTAAGCACCTATAAAAATAAAATGAATAACAAGGCTATAATCTTAAACGATGAGGTTATAAGCGAAAATCCTGAAGGCGGAACAGGGAAGGGATTATTTGTTCAGGGTTTAAAACAAATCCGAAATATATCGATTTTGGATGGTAAAAGTTTTGACGATAAAAAATCGTTCCCTTACCAAACTGTTTCACCTGAAACTCAAGTACTGGTCTTTGACGATGTTAAAAAGAATTTTGACTTTGAGAGCAAATTTAGTTTGGTTACCGAAGGAATTACATTGGAGCGTAAAAACAAAGATGCTATTAAATTAAAAGTCGAGGAAAGTCCTAAAATGATTTTGAGTACAAATTATGCAATCAAAGGCGAGGGTAATTCTCACGACAGACGAAGACACGAAATCGAATTTGCACAATTTTATGGCAAGGCTTTGACTCCATACGATGATTTTAATCGTCAACTATTTGATGATTGGGATGATTTGGATTTTCAAAGGTTCGATAATTATATGGTTTATTGCTTACAATCATTTTTGAAAATGGGCTTAGTTCCTCAAAATGCTAAAAATATTAAAATGCGTAAATTTATCGCTGAAACCTCGATGGAGTTTTTAGAATGGGTAAAAGACAAAGAAAATGTGATGCACAACGATAGACTTGAGAAATCGGTATATTTTACCAATTTTACTAACGATTATCAGGATTATAAAAAATGGCTCACGAATAAGAAATTTAATATTTGGGTTCAAAAGTACTGCAACTTCATAGGAGCTGAATATTTGGAAGGAAACACAAACGGGATGCGATGGTTTACAATTAAAACAGGTCAACTTAACGAGGTTGACGATATAGCCTTTTAATTATGACAGCAATAGATAAAAAAGAATATCAAAAACAATATCGTGAAAATAATAAAGAAAAAAATAAACAATGGATATTAAATAATAAAGAAAATAATAAAGAAAATAATAAAGAATATCAAAAACAATATCGTGAAAATAATAAAGAAAAAGCAAATAAATATCAAAAACAATATCGTGAAAATAATAAAGAAAAATTAAATGAATATCGTAAAAATAAAAAATTAATAGATCCATTATTTAAATTAAGTTGTAAGTTAAGAATTTCTATTGTACGTTCTTTTAGACAAAATGGATATACAAAAAAATCAATTACATATCAAATATTAGGATGTTCATTTGAAGATTTTAAAATACATTTAGAGAAACAATTTACCGAATGTATGAATTGGGAAAATCAAGGCAAATGGCATTTAGACCATATTTATCCAGTTTCAAAAGCTAAAGATGAGGAGCATTTAATAAAGTTAAACCATTATACAAATTTTCAACCTCTTTGGGCAATTGATAACATTAAAAAAGGAAATAAAATATTATGCTAAAACTCAGAGACTATCAAATTAAACTTTCAGCTCAAGGAGTTGAAATCCTGCAACATAAAAAAATAGTTTACTATTGCTGTGAGGTGAGAACAGGAAAGACATTAATCGCTTTGAATACCGCAAAATTATTCGGAGCTAAAAATGTACTATTCCTAACTAAAAAGAAGGCAATATCCAGCATCCAATTTGATTACGATAACTTTGGATTTGATTTTGATTTGACAATTATAAACGATGAGTCTTTGCATTTAGTCGAGGGACAATTTGATTTGATTATACACGATGAGCATCACAGATTCGGTGCATTTCCTAAGCCGAACAAAGTTGCGGTACTATTTAAAAAACGATATTCAAAACTTCCAATGATATTCTTATCAGGAACACCAACTCCTGAGAGTCACTCGCAATGGTTTCACCAATTTTGGGTATCGGATCACTCACCATTTAAACAATATACCAATTTTTATAAATGGGCGGTTGATTATGTGGATATAAAACAACGCAACATCGGTTATGCGGTAATAAAAGATTACAGCACCGCAAATGAGCAGTTAATACGAAGAGCCACACAGCACTATATTATAACTTTCACACAATATCAGGCGGGTTTCACCACATCAGTTAAAGAAATGGTACTCGAATGCGAAATGCAACCAATAACAAAGTTAATAATTGACAGACTTAAAAAGGATTTGGTAGTAAAAAACGCTGAAGGTCAAATCATATTAGGGGATACTGGAGTCAAACTTATGCAAAAAGTGCATCAGTTGAGTTCTGGTACGTGTAAATTTGAGGATGGAAGCTCCAAAGTAATTGATGCGAGTAAGGCTTTATTTATACACGATAAATTTGAAGGAGTTAAAATTGCGATTTTTTACAAGTTCAAAGAGGAATTCAACGCTTTGAAATCGGTTTATGGAAATGACCTTACAAACGATGTTGACGAGTTCGACAATTCAGACAAATGTATTGCGTTACAAATCGTCTCCGGGCGCGAAGGAATCAGTCTTAAAAACGCGAAGTATTTAGTTTATTATAATATCGATTTTAGTGCAACGAGTTACTGGCAATCCCGCGACAGATTAACGACTATGCAAAGACAATCGAATGAGGTCTTTTGGATATTCTCAAAAGGAGGCATCGAAATGGATATTTATAAAACAGTATTAAAGAAAAAAGATTATACTTTAAAAATATTTCGTGAAAATAATTAGGATATATAAAAAAAGATTTTGTATATTTGTTCAACCGCCAAAGTGAAAACATTAATACCCTTCTCTTTTGCACTTGGCGGTCAATCGAGGAGGGTTTATTTTTTAAAAGAATTATGAGAATAAGCGAATTACCACTGGAAGTTAAATTATTAGCATTATATTATCAAAAAAAATCTATTGATTATAGTCAATTAACAGATCATTTAGTTGATGCTTTTAATTGGAATGATACAAAAGAGGGATTTTCGTATTGGTTGGATTGGGATATTGAAAAAAAATATACTGAGATAATCACAAATCCATACGTCAAAAACAATTACGACTCAAATGGAGTGACTAAGCCGGAACAATACCAAATCGGAATCGATACATTTGAACGATCCGAGAGCAATTTATCAAAGCAGGAAATTATCGCGATATGTAAATTCAACATTGATAAATACTGCTGGAGGAAAAAAGACCAAGACAAAGACGATTTTAAAAAAATTATTGATTATGCCAATTGGGCAATTAAAAATTTATAAGTTATGGAACACCTAACAATTAAAAATCAGACCATCGGTTTACATTTTGAACCACAGGTCGGAACAAATAACAAACCCTTTCGGTATTGTGGAATTCGTAAAAACGAAGACTATCCTGAGAAATGGATTGATAAGGTTTTGAAATGGCATTGGATTTATACTTTTGTTTATATTAATACCAACGAAGTATTTGAACTCGAATTTGATTATAACGATAAATTTTTAAAGAAACTATGACACTAAAAGAAAAAGCTGAAGAGTTAGTAAGTAATTTTTACAAACTCAATTGCAAATTAATTATAGTAAAAGATGGTAACGATATGGCAAATCAATATAATTTAATTATGCCAATTGCAAAGCAATGCGCTATTTTATCAATAGATGAGCTTATGACTTTCAATAAACAATTATTTTGGATTAATGAAGGAAGTTTAGCGTGGGATTATTTTGAGAAAGTAAAATTAGAAATAGAAAAACTATGACATTAGAACAACAAATAAGACCGCATACACAATATTGGGATTGTTATAATGATGAACCTGATTTATACAATCACACAGGTAAAGTACTAAAAATAGCAGATGAATTTGCTACTGGGTTTGGAGAATGGTGCTTAAAAATTAAATTTGAACCAATTGAAAATATATCAGTTAAAAGATTATTAGAAATCTATAAAAAAGAAAAAGGATTATGACAAAGCAAGAACTTAGACAAATCATTCGTCAGGAATGGTTGAAGTACGATGAGAATCCATATCTTTACGAAACCGCCTTTGAGGATGGTTTTATGAAAGGGTATGAGTTAGGAGTTGATTTTGATATGATGCAAAAATTCGCAGAGTTTTGTATTGATTGCAATAATGAAGGATTACCTTTATTAGAAGCAAAGGGATGGTTTGAAAACTTTAGAGATAAATAAGATAATAAACCTATAAAGTTTATTATACAATAATAAGTTTATTGTATTTAAAATTAATAGATTAACAAATGACAGAGCAACAGATTCAATCGAAAATTAAAAGAAAACTCCAGGAGCGGGGCTGGTATGTCACCAAACTAATTAAGACCTCAACAAACGGCATCCCTGATTTATTAGCCATTAAAAATGGCAAGGCGATGTTTATTGAAGTCAAACGCGAGAAGGGCAAACTTTCACCGCTTCAGGAGCTTCGAATCGATGAGCTGCGTCAATCAGGGGCAATTGTTCACGTTTGGACAGATTTTGAAGTAAATTATGAATTGTAATATATTTTTACTTATATTTGTTACAAATTACTAATTTTTAGTTATATATATATACTATGATAAAACCACACACAATATCCGTACAAATGTGGGTTGAAAAAGATGAGGACACCTTAGGGATGTCAGGATCTTTTGTGGAATTAAGACTCAATGTCGATAGTATCGATGGTTATTGGATTGAAAATGAATTAGAAATAGTATTAATTATAAAAGGTACAGCCTATTATATTGAAAGCGAAGACAATTTGCTCCTATTTTTAGCTCAGTATTTTAATCCAGTACGATTATGATTTACGAATTAGCCAAAAAGGATGCCCAATGGCGTAAAATGTCCTATCAAATTTGTAAAGATAGGGATTTGGCTGACGAACTAACTCAGGAAATGTATTTAAAGCTACAAAATAAGATAAAACCACTTTCAGATGGTTATATTTTTGTGACTTTGCGCTCATTGTTTTATGATTATTTAAAAAATAACAATATTTTAATCGATGACTTCAGTAAATTTGAAGTAATTGATGAGGAATATATAGAAGGAATTGATTATACCGAACTTTCAAAAGACTTAACTTGGTATGAAAGGACTATATTTGAACTTTCAACACTCAACGGACAGCGTGCCTTAGGAAGGGAGACAGGAATTCCATTACAAACAATCCATCGAGTTAATAAGATGGTCAAAATCAAATTAAATGGCAAAGAGAAAAACTAAAAAGGAAATTCAAGGCTTAGGCGATGTCGTAGCTGCTGTAACTTCAGCAATTGGAATCGAACCTTGTGAAGGATGCAAAGAGCGTCAATTTGGACTCAATCGTTTGTTTAACTTTAAAACAGTTAAATCCGAAATGATCCAAACCGACAAAGACCAATTCGCTATTTTTATGGATGCAAAAGGTCAAAGAGTAATCGATGGTAAAAGAACCGAATTAATATTTGAGGATATTGATTTTTTAAATAAATTATACCTTTACTATTTTGGATTAGACAATTCAAACTGCCCGAACTGCTCAAAAGTTCACGAGCAAGTAATCAAAGACCTTTTTAAATTGTACTCGTATGCCAATTAGTTTCGATTACGATGGCACACTTTCAACCAAAAAAGGCAAAGACTTAGCAGCTAAGTTTATTTCCGAAGGTAAGGATGTGAGAATATTAACCGCTCGCGATTCAAATGGTGACAATACAGACCTCGAATCAACTGCAAAGGACTTAGGAATCGAAAAAATATATTATAGCAATGGTCGCGACAAATGGTCGTTTGTATTAAAATACGGAATAAAAGAACATTATGACAACAACAAAGAACAAATTGACAAAATCAATGAAAAAACAAAAGCCAGAGGGATTTTATTCGTTGATTAATTTTATTGATGTGGTAATTGACAACAAGCCTGAAGACGTTTTAAACAACGAAATTTGGTTAGCTGGTAATTTGTATAGTCAAATCAAATTAAAGCAATACAGAGGCTTTAAAATATACACCTCAAGGCATTTAAAAGATAATGATATCATAATTGGTAAGTTTATTATCGAACAAAATTAATTGAACATTCAAATTATTTCAATTTTGGCAGATAAAAGGAAATTTAACGGAGGTTCAAGAGCGGTAGTTCGACCTGATGACAAACGTTTGATGACAAAATCGGAAATGCAGGATACATATGAAAGGCTCAAACCTTTTTTACCTGAAGCGATTTTGCAATTAGAGGCAGCGATGCAAGCTGGTGAGAAATGGGCGATTGAATTATGGTTCAAATACTTCTTTGGAATGCCGAAGCAAACCATTGACCAACATATTAGCATTGAAAAACCGATTTTTAATTCCTTAGATTTGGATGTTCCAACAGACAACAGCACAGAGTAAAATCGCACGACTCCGAAAACGAGTCCGAATTGTTCAGGGTGGCACATCGAGTTCAAAAACGTTTTCAATCCTTCCGCTTCTTATAACTTACGCAATACAAAATCCATTTTCGGAAATTAGTATTGTTAGTGAGTCAATCCCTCATTTAAAAAGGGGAGCTTTAAAGGATTTCCAAAAGATTATGTTGATGACCGATAACTATCGGGATGCCAATTTCAATCGTTCGTCTTTAAAATACACGTTTTCAAATAATTCCTACATCGAATTTTTTAGTGTCGACCAACCTGACAAGCTCAGAGGTGCAAGGAGGGATATTCTATTCGTAAACGAGTGTAACAATATCGATTTTGAATCCTATCAGCAACTCGCAATCCGTACAAAGAAATTCATATACTTAGATTACAACCCAACGAATGAATTTTGGGTGCAAACGGAACTTATAAACGATCCTGATTCCGATTTTGTGGTGTTAACTTACAAAGATAACGAGGCACTCGATCCAGCTATCGTAAAAGAAATTGAGAAGGCAAAAGAAAAAGCACTCACCTCAACCTATTGGCAGAATTGGTGGAACGTTTATGGACTTGGTCAACTCGGTTCACTCGAAGGAGTTATATTTCAAAACTGGGAGCAAATCGATACCATTCCAACTGAGGCAAAGTTCTTAGGTTGTGGATTAGATTTTGGGTATTCAAACGATCCAACCGCTTTGATTGCTGTTTATGAGTTCAATGGTAAGATAATAGCTGACGAATTAATCTATTCAACCTCGCTTTTGAACTCCGATATTATTACTTTAATGAAACAGGAGCGAACCGCTCCGATTTGGGCGGATTCGGCTGAGCCAAAAAGCATCGAGGAAATTCGCAGGGCAGGTTACAATATCAAACCAGTTGTCAAAGGTGCGGATTCAATTAGCTTTGGAATTTCGGTACTTCAGCAAAAGGAAATCTTAGTCACAAAGTCAAGCGTCAATCTTATCAAAGAGCTTCGGCATTACAGCTGGGATATTGATAAGACAGGCAAAAAGCTAAACAAACCAATCGATGACTTCAATCACGGACTCGATGCGCTTCGTTATTTTGCAATGATGAGCCTATCGATTAAGCAGTCGCGTAAAATTATTATTACATAATCACTTAACAAAACGACTTTTTTTAGTTATATATATATGAGAGTTATAATTCCAACAGATTTAAAGGAAATAAAATTATCGCAGTACCTTAGATATCAAAAGGTGCGTCAGGATAATGGTGACGATGACACGTTCATTTGCATTCAAATGGTGGCTATCTTTTGCAATTTAACAGTTGCTGAAGTTATGCAAATCCCTGTTAATGATTTCGCTGAAATTGTCGAAAGCTTAGCAAAGGTTTTGGATCAGCAACCTCAACTCGTTCGTAGGTTCAAAATGAATGGAGTGAAGTTTGGTTTTATTCCGAACTTTGATAAAACAAGTTTAGGCGAGTACGCGACAATCGATTCGCTACTTGGTAACGATGAGAATATTGCTATGCTGATGTCGGTTTTATATCGGCCAATTACAAAATCAGCTGGTGAGCTTTACGAAATTGAGCCTTTCGATGGTGACGAATCCAAAGCGGATTTGTTTAAGGAAGTGACAATGGATATCGTTTCGGGTTCTATTCTTTTTTTTTGGACATTAAGCAAGGAATTATTAAGCAATATCCTGTCGCATTTGGAGAGCAAAGCGAAGAGGGACGGAATGAATTTGGAGGAAGTTTTGCAGAAAGGTGGGGATGGTATCCTTCATTTATACGAATTGCGCGAGAGCTTGGAATCCACATTCGAGAAGTTGGAAAAGAACCTCTTCACGAATCACTCACGCTTTTATCTTATCTAATTGATGAGGCAAACGAGGAACAAAAAGAACTTAAAAAACATATGAAACGATGAGGTCATTTTATCAGGCAATAGATTACATAAAGCAAACACTTGAAAGCGCACCGCTTTTGAATACAATCACTCACGGAACGGATATAATCGACAATGTCAAAAAAAATATATTTCCTTTGGCTCATATTAATATCACAGGCTCAACGATTGGTGCTGGAGTTGTTAATTTTACTTTTGAGGTGGCTGTTGTGGATATTCGAAATATATCAAAGGTAAAAGGAAGCGATAAGTTTCTCGGAAATGACAACGAGCTTGACAATTTAAACACCTGTCACGCGATATTAAATTATATGATTACTAAAATGCGGTTACAACGAAACGATAATGACATTGAATTACAAAACGATCCTTCTTTGCAACCAATTTTGATGGCTTTTACCAATGCGCTCGATGGTTGGAAATGTGATATTGAGTTGAGTGTTCCAAATGACGATTTTAGTGTTTGCTGTAATGGAAACTAATTTAGTTCAACAGGCGTTAAACGAGTTCGGTGCTTTGGTTGTTAAAAAAGCGCAGGATAATTTAAAGACCGGAGGCAAATTCGGAACGCATAACGCTTCAGGAAACCTGTCAAGGTCGTTAAGTTTCAAAACAAAGGTCAATAAAAACTCTTTGGAGTTTGATTTCTTTGCTGAAAGCTATTGGAAGGAGTTAGATTTTGGAACGAAAGGAAGTAAAACGAGTAAAAAAGCTCCTAATTCCCCTTATAAAGCGAGTGCAAATATCGCAGCGATTGATAAATGGGTTGTTCGTAAAGGATTGCAAGGCACGCGAGGTGCTGGAGGTAAGTTCACGAGCCGAAAATTAATGGTTGCATCCATTACAAGGTCGATAAATACAACGGGTACACCTGAAACAAAGTTTTTCAGGAGTGCTTTTGACATAGAATATGAGAATTTTGACAAGGTTGTTGTCGAAAAATACGGATTGGATTTGGAATCATTTTTAAAATTTACATTAAAGGAATCAATATGACATTAATATACACTCGAAGTCCTTATTTTATAAGCGTAAACGAAACAGGGCAAACTGGAGCAAAGGTTAAACTATATATTTGGAACAAAGGAACGACTGAGCCAACGACTCCGACATATATAATATCTAAAAATATACCAAGTCCAACACAGACTGAATTGAATTTTAATATTTCAAACTATGTACGGGAGTTTATTGATAACATCGCACCAGTTCCAGCGGATTTTATAACGCTTGAGGAAAACAACGCTTGGTGTTTTGTAAAGGTTGAGCAATATTCTATTGAATCAGGAGGCGATAAATTTGTTAGCGAAACTACTTACATTGCCACAAATGGATATACAAAATATTTGGATGGATTTAACGAAAGTACAACCGATTTAATTATACCATTAACAAATGATTTGCAAACGATTTATTATAATCGCGATGGTGTTATTCCATATATTAATACTTTATTTTTAAATCCTGATGGATATTTTACAATCGAAGCTCGTTGGACTTATATAGATAGTGGCGATATTATAGATTCGTTTTCAACTTCGGAGCTTGGTAATTTCAATTATGCCATATCAGTTGCAAACACTCCTGTTGAATATGATAACGGAAATGTTTTACAAATTATTGACGCTACAAATTATGAAGAGCTAAGATATTTGGCTATCTATAAAATAATTCCAATTTGCGAACCTAAATACACTCCAGTCCTTTGTTCATTTATAAACGCAAAAGGCGGTTGGCAGTTTTTAACGTTCTTTAAAGCACAAACTAATAATATCAATGTGAAAGGAAGCACATATAAAATGATGCCTTCAGCGTTGGATTATAACATACAGCAACCACAAACAAAAAGCTTTAACATAAACGGAACTCAATCGGTAAAATTGAACACAGGTTGGGTTGATGAGAATTATAGTGATATTATTACGCAATTATTATTGTCTGAAACTGTTTTGCTCGATGGCAAACCTGTTGATGTAAAAAGTCAAAGCTCAACGCTTAAAACTTCGCTCAAAGATAAAATGATAAATTACGAAATCGACTTTGACTATGCCTTCGGATTAATTAACGACGTAATATAATGAATGTAGTATCAATTTATATCATTGACGATTCAGTTGCTAAAAGGATTGAATTATTCAATGACGAAAAAATATCGGTGACATCTTCAATCGCATCGGCAAACGATGTTGGTAAGGTTTTCACGGACTATTCTCAAAGCTTTACTGTTCCAGCTTCCGACCATAACAATTCTATTTTTAGACATTGGTACGAAAGCGAGGTTGACAATGGATTTTTACACGGGCAACGTTACAACGGATATATTGAAATAAATACTATTTTATTTAAAGAGGGAAAATTCCAATTAGAAAAAGCCAATAAGAAAAACGGAAGGATTGAAAGTTATACCATAACTTTTTATGGTAATTTAACGCAACTAAAAGACTTATTCAAAGACGACAAATTGAATACTTTGGATTATACTGATTTAAATCACCCCTATACTTCAGCTGAAATAAAAACAAGAGTAAGTACATTAATTACTGTCCTTTATGATGTTATGTACCCTTTAATAGGTACTGAAAAAAAGTTTTATTATAAAACAGGCGGGACAACAAATGATGTTACATTATCAGCAAATGCCATTAAATGGAATAGCTTATTTCCTGCTATTCGTTTGACAAGTATAATAAGTTTTATTGAAGAAAAATACGGAATCACTTTTACAGGAAGTTTTTTAACTTTAAAGCAATGGACGAAATTACGTTTATATTGTAAAAATGCTGAATCGTTATCCGTTCCAACTGAGCAGTTAAAAATAAATTTTACCACTAAAAGTTCGACGTTTGATGAAATGAATTTGACTATTGATACTATTACAATAAATCCAAACATATTTCCAAATGCAACAGTTGGGAATAATACCTATACATACTCCAATAGAGCTGTTGGAATTAGACTTTTAATAAGCCCACAAGGAGCAACATCATTATTAACAAAATATAGGATTTTTGTTTATAGAAATGGTTCATTATTTTATACTTATAATGATTTAATAGGAAATAGTGACCAATATATTACCGTAGGAAGTTTAATTGGTAATACAAATCAATATTATTTTAAAGTAGATAGCGAAAATCCATTTACTTTTACAACACAAGTTATTTATGCAAGAAGTGCAACTTATAAAATTACTGGTTCAGGCAATCCAAATCCTATTAACATTGGTTCAAGCGATAGTGCAACTGGAACAAGTCAAACAACAATAGGAAGCATTCAAATCGGTAATTACATTCCTGATATTAGCGTTGTTGATTTTTTTACTGGACTCGTTAAAATGTTTAACTTAATAATTGTACCGACAACTCCGACCTCATTTGAATTAATACCTTTAGAATTATATTATCAACAAGGAAATATAAACGATGTTACAGAGTACATACGTTCCGAAGAGGCTGACATTGAACGACCAAAACTATTCAAATCAATAAATTTCAAATACGAAAAATCGGCAAATATTTTAAATAACGCTTTTTATAGGACTTTCAATTTAGAATATGGCGATTTGATTCTCGACAATGTGAATATGAATGAAACATCAAATTATGAAATTAAATTACCATTTGAAAATGTTTTGTTTGAGCGTTCACAAACAGCAGGAACTTTATATCCATTTGAAACAGCAACTATTATTGATAAGGATTTAAAACCATACACTCCAAAGCCTATATTTATTTATGAGAATGGAAAGGAGTCTGTGGCTGGCACAGGGAATAATATTTGGATAACAACAACATCGACAAGTGAACCAATTTCAAGTTATCAAAGATTTTCAAATGAAGTAACAACCGTTCCAACTGATTTAAACTATTTAATGAGTTCAAATTTTGGTGAATATCAATCACCTTGGTATAATCAAAACGCAAGTAACGGACTTTATGCAAGGCATTACGAAAATTATATAGCAAATATCTATAATAAAAAGACTCGAATCGTAAAAGTGAAAGCGGTTTTGCCTGAAAAATTACTTGGCTCAACCACAACCGATGGATTCGGTAGAAAATTAGGCTTAAAATTAAATGACAGATTAATAATTCGTGACAAGCGATATATTATTAATTCATTTACAACGGATTTAACAACCGGTGAAACCGATTTGGAACTATTAAATGACTATCGTACTGCGGATGCAGCCACAACGGTTGGATATCGTTTCAGTTCGTCCGATGTTATTAGGGTTGACAACACAGAAAAGGAGGTTGAGTACTTAATTTATAAAAACGAGTACGATAGTTTTAATATTTTACCACAAGATCCAGCGGGATTTGTGAAGTATGTCGATGTTTTGGATTGTGTTGAGGATACAGCGTTGACAGTAATCATTGACGCAAACACGACAGGAGTCGAAAGGACTGGATCAATTGGATTGGAATATTTCCAAAACGGAGTTTCAGTATTAACCACATTTTTAATAGTAAGACAAGATGTTTAAAAATATATTAGATATGCTCAAAATTGCCGAGCAATACAAAGGCAACGAAGTGATTGAAATCGCAAAAGGTAAATACCATTATCCAAAATCAAATGTACAATTATTTAAAAAATTATTAAAATGGCAATAGAAAAAGTAATTGATATAAAAGTACAGGGTAATGCTGACCAAGCCGTTGGAAGTTTACGCTCACAATTAAGGGAGGCTCAGGCTGATGTTGCTGCCTTAAGTGATAAATTTGGAGCTACTTCAAACGAGGCAATTAATGCAGCAAAAAGAGCTGGGGAATTAAAGGATAAAATAGGCGATGCGAAAGCGTTGACCGATGCCTTCAATCCTGATGCTAAATTCAAAGCCTTATCGAGTTCGTTGGGCGGAGTTGCTGGAGGGTTCGCAGCGGTTCAGGGTGGAATGGCTTTATTTGGAAAACAATCCGAAGACGTTGAAAAAACGCTTTTGAAAGTTCAAAGTGCGATGGCACTTTCGGCTGGATTACAATCAATTGGTGAGAGTGTCGATTCATTTAAGCAATTGGGAGCAGTTGTTAAAAGTTATTCAATTGTACAAAAAGCATTAACCGCTGGGCAATGGCTTTGGAATGCTGCAATGGCAGCAAATCCAATTGGGTTAATTATTGCAGGAATTGCGGCTTTAATTGCGGCAGGAGTTGCATTGACAAATTATTTTAAATCGAGTGCTGAGGCATCCGAGAAAAATGCAACCGCGATAAAAAATAATAGTCAAGCTTTAAAAAATGAAATCAAAGCAGCAAATGATAATTCAAAAGCGCTTGAAATAAATAACAATCATAAATTAGCAATGGCAAAAGCTTCAGGTGCTTCGGCTGCTGCTATTCGAAAACTTGAGTTAAAATTAATTGATGAGCAAATTGCCTACGCAAATTCAAGTCGCGAAATTGCGAAAAATACCTACGAAAAAAACAAAAATACATTAGCGAGTTTAAAAGCAAACGATGCCGATGAGGAACAAATAAAATCACAGGAGGATTTAACCAAAAAAGCGCTTGACAACTTTGGTAAGCAAACACAATATTTAAGGGATTCAGTTGATAAGAAAAAAGAAATTCAATTAAGACAACAAGTTGAGGTTAAACAAGCTGAAACAAATCACAATACTGAAATCCGCGACAAACAAAAAGAACATCAAAAGGAATTAGCTGAAATTCGTAAAAAAGCACACGAGGATGACTTAAAACAAAAAGAGGAATGGGCGAAACAGGCAAGGGATAAGCAACGCGAGGAATCATATACCGCAATGGATGACATTGAGGCAGCGCGTAAAGCAAATGAGGAATCATTATTGACTGAGCAAGAACTTGCAACCCAAAGAGAAAACGAAGCCTATAAAATCAAATATGACAACGCTGTAAAGAATGGATTTGATACTGAGGAACTTGAAATCCAGCATCTAAATAATATTAATGCTATAAATTTAACAGCTCAGCAAAAGCAATATGACGATGACAAAGCGGCTTCGGACGCAAAAATTAAAATAACAGAATTAGAGAAAAAAGCTAAATTAGAAGCTGCCGATGCGGTTGCAAATACCTTGTCGGGAATGGCTGATTTATTAGGCAAGGAAACCGCAGCAGGAAAAGCCGCTGCCGTTGCGAGTGCTACAATAAACACATTTAGTTCCGCTCAAAAGGCTTACGATGCAACAGTTGGGATTCCTTATGTCGGACCAGTATTAGCTCCAATCAATGCGGGTATTGCAATAATGGCTGGTATTAAAAATGTGAAATCTATTTTAGCGGTTAAAGTTCCAGGCGGAGGCGGAGGCGGTTCAGCTCCAACTGCTGGAGGTGCTGCTGGTGCTGCCGCAACTGCTCCGCAATTTAATATGGTTGGAAATACTGGTGTTAATCAATTGGCTCAAACGTTAGGGCAAGAGCAGCCTCCAATTAAAACCTATGTAACCGCTGGCGATGTTACAACTGGTCAATCGCTCAACCGCAATATTATAACGAATGCGAGTTTAGGTTAAGTATTTAAGGTTAAAACCTTAAAAATAAAAAAAAGTTTATAACAAAACATTAAAAAATAGTTATATAGTTATGGATACGTACAATGTAATATTTAACGAGCAAGAGAACGAGGGTGTTTACGCAGTTTCTTTGGTTTCAGATCCTGCAATTGGTGTCAATTTTATTACACTTTCAAGACAAGAGCAAATAAAATTGGCAACCGTAAACGAAGAGCAACGAATTTTGATGGGTGCGATATTAATTCCTAACCAACCTATTTATAGAAATCAGGATGGACACGAATTTAATATAGTATTTCCAAAAGAAACAATCAAAAGAGTTCAACAAAATTTTAGTATTCAGGGTTACCAAAATAATTCAACGATTGAGCATTCAGGTTCGAATATTCCTGATGTTACATTTGTTGAGAGTTGGATCAAAGAGGATGAGGTTCACGATAAGTCGGTGCATTATGGTTTTAACGAACCAGTCGGAAGTTGGTTTGGATTAATGAAAGTTAATAACGATTCGATTTGGAACGATTACGTTAAGACTGGCAAGGTCAAAGGATTTTCAATTGATGGAGTCTTTGATATGGAGAAAGTAAATTTAAAAAGTGAATATATGAATTTAGAATCAATCGTTAACGCGATTAAAGATGGCTTCGCTTCGATAAAATTATCGAACGAGGTTGAAGTAGTAGAACCGATTGAGGTTTCAATGGCTACAATGATGTTAAAAGATGGAGTTACTACTTTGGAAGCTGAAGCGTTCGAAGCTGGTATGCCTGTTTTTGTTGTTACCGAAAACGGTGACAAAGTTCCTGCTCCAATTGGAGAACACGAACTTGAGGATGGTAGAATTTTAGTAATTACCGAAGAGGGTATGATTGCTGAAATTAAAGAAGTAGTAGCCGAAGAGGTTGCTCCAGCAGAAGCTGAAGAGGTTGAAATGTCAACTGAGGAAATGATTAAATCAATCATTACATCAATGAGCGTTGAAGTTGCAAAACAAATCGAATCAATTAGAACTGAATTATCAGCTCAAATCGAGGAAGTAAAAACCGCAAAAGTTGAAGTGAAAGCATCAACAAAAGCAAGACCAGAAGTTGCAGAAACTTCAAACAAAAACGTGAAATTGACACGTAATCAAAAAATAATGAATAACCTTAAAAATTTAAATTAAAAAATGGCTACAACTACGACTGTAAGTTCTAACTATGCCGGTAAAGATGCTGGTATGATTATCGGTCAAGCGTTCAAAACGATTGACACTATTGAAAAAGGGGCGGTTACTATCGCTGAGAATGTAAATTACAAATTGTCTTTGCGTAAAATTGCGTACACAGATGGTACAACTGCATACACTTGCGGATTTGCTCCAGCTGGGACAATCGTTTTAAACGAAAACTTAATCGAGCCTTTCAAATTCAAAAATGATTTTGATGTTTGTAAAGAAGATTTCAGAGCTACTTGGTCTGATGGAATTATGGGTGGTGGTGCTGCAAATGGTACTGCTCCTTCTGACATTATGGAAGCTATCCAAGCTGAGGTTTTGGGTGCTATCGGTGAAAAATTAGAGTCTGATATTTGGACTTCGTCTGTAAACTTTGATGGATTCTTAACTCAATTTGCTGCTGATGCTGACGTAAACAAACCAACTGCTTTGGATATTGTTACTGAGGCTAACGTTTTAAGTGATTATTTAAAACCAGCTTTGGAGGCTTTGCCAATTGCTTTGAGAAATAAAGAATTAGTTTTTGCTGTGTCTCCTGATGTTGCTCAAGCATATAGCTTTTATCTTGCTACTCAAGGTATCGTTTACGGAAATGGAAACAATGACTTTGCTTTGGCATTCGGTCGTCACACATTAACTGTATTGAACGGCATCCCTGGAAACAACGTTGTTATTTACGAAAAGAAAAATCTTGTATTTGCAACAGGTTTGACTGCTGATCACAATCAGGTTGCAATGGTTGACGAAGACGAAATTGGTTTACTTACTGGAAAAGTAAGAGGAAAAGTTGTTTACAACGTAGGTGTTGGATACTACAACGCTGCTGAAATCGTTTGGTTAACTAGAGACTAATTAATAATTTAACCGCTCATTAATTTGGGCGGTTTTTAATACAAAAAAAACATATGTCTTGTCTTATAAGTAAAGGAAAACTTTTAGGCTGTAAAGACCAAAGAGGCGGAGTTAAAAATTTATTTTTTGCAAATTTCGGTGATTATGGTTTTACTACTACGGCTCATCAAGTTACAAGTTTGGGAACTCTTGACGAGGTTTTCAAATACGAAGTTAAAGCGACTTCAAACGCATTAACTGAAACAGGTACAAGTTCAGAGGATAACGGAACTTTTTTAAACGCTCAATCATTAGCGGTTACACTTCCGAAATTATCAGCTGACTTACAAGGTCAAATCCAATTGATTTGCGCAGGCAGACCATTGGTATTCGTTGAGGATTACAACGGAAATATTTTGCTTTTAGGAGCTACTAACGGAACTATGAGCAATTGCACAAAAGTTTCTGGAGGTGCTGGAGGTGATTTAAGCGGATTTACGCTTACAATTGCAGCAGAGGAAGGCAATTTATCACCATTTTTAGATGGTGCAATGAAGACAGCATTGAAAGCTTTGGTGTCAGATGTGGTTGTTTCTTAATTATCTTTCATAATTTGTTTAAAAAAGTGCGACTTCGGTCGCATTTTTTGTTACAAAACGTTTTTTTTTAGTTATATATATATGTGGATATTTAGTTTAACAGCACCTTACCAATTCCGTTGCATACCACGAGAGTATAATAGCGGTATAATTACCTTTGTTTTACGAAACGAGGGTAACGATTACACTCAGGAAATTGATGTAACTGGTGTTTATTATCAAAACAACGTTTTAGTTTTAACTTTTGATGCTCCAATTTTAAAAGAAGGGCAATCATTTGAGGTTACAATCAACGAAAACGATAATTTGATTTATCGCGGTAAGGCATATTCAACCGCTCAGACAGATTTAGAAAATTTTGAACTCAACAAAGGGGTTTTAAAAGTATAATTTATGGAAAAATTACAAATAATAAACCTATCAAATTACATTCGACCTGAAATTAAAGAGGTTTCGGGTAAAAAATGGGTGCTTAATGGTGACAAAAATAGCTTTTATCAGGTAATGATTGACGCTTATAACGGATCGCCAACAAACTCAGCGATAATTGATTCTTATAGTCAATTTATTTATGGCAAAGGTTTGACATCAAAAGACAAAAGTACAAAGCCATCCGAATGGGCAGCGATAATTTCGCTTGTTTCAAAAAAAGACCTTCGCAGAATTTGCAAAGATTTCGAAATGTTTGGTGAGGCTTCAATCGAGGTGAAATATATTAAGAATAAAATCCAAAGATGTTTCCATATAGCCAAACAGAAAATCGCTCCTGAAGTTGCGAATGAGGAAGGTGACATAACAGGATACTATTACAGTTATGATTTTTCAAATGTGAATAAATATAAGCCTGAGCGTTACGATGCTTTTGGATTTGGCGAAGGAACTCAGGAACGCTCCGAAATTTATATTATTCGCGATTATCAGGTTGGGCAATTTTATTATAGCAACCCTTCATACGTTTCAGGGATTAGCTGGTCGCGCATGGAGCAGGAGATCTCGAATTACTCAATCAACCATATTCAAAAAGGATTATCGTTTGGACATATTATAAATATGAATTGCGGTATTCAGGAAAGCGTTGAAACAATCCAGGAAAACACGCGACAAATTAGAAACCATTTGACAGGTTCACAAAACGCAGGTGCATTCTTTTTAAATTGGAACGATAACAAAGATAGCGAAATCACTATTTCGGCTTTGGAGGTTTCCGATGCACATCAACAATATGCGTACTTAAGTACTGAGGCAAGACAACAAATTTGCACCTCACATAAATTAACTTCACCGATGTTGGTTGGAATTACAACTCCAAACGGATTTAGTTCAACTGCTGACGAAATCAAAGTCGGATTTGAGGAATTAATGATTAACGTAATTAAGCCAAAGCAGGAAATAATTTTGGATGGCTTAATGGAAATTTTCGCTGTCAATGGTTTGACTTTGGATTTACAATTTGAAAATTTAAGAGCTGAGGATGTGGTGGCAAATGCAATCGGAACTGATGTAAGCGGAATAGACAAAGCCACAAGCGATGCTGCGGTTTCTTATAATGGTGCGCAAATCGCTTCGGCAATTGATATCTTTGCAAAAGTAAAAGAGGGTATTTTGACAACGGAGCAAGCGATTGTTTTCTTAGTTCAATTCCTAAATATTCCAGCTTCGGTTGCTCAGTCTTTATTTTCAAGTCAATCCGCTCCATTAACACAATTATCAAATCAAAAAATTGATGACTTAGGTGAGGTAATTGATTTAAATGAATGGGAGCTTATAAGTTCCGATCCAGTTGATTATGATAAGGAAGTTGAATTGGATGCTGAAGTTGAGCGATTAAATAATATATCAACTCAGTTAATGAAAGTTGGTTTAGCAAGTGCATCAACAGGAACTGCAAGAACAAAAAGTCCTTCATTACAAGACACTGAATTATATATAACACGTTATCGTTATTCAGGAAATCAAAATCCTGAGAGAGAATTTTGTCAAAAAATGATTAACGCAAATAAATTGTATCGTAAAGAGGACATCGAGGAAATGAGCAATAGAAATGTAAATCCTGGTTTTGGTATGTCACCAAACCCTGACCAACCTTACGACATATTTATGTGGAAGGGTGGCGGATTACTTTCGGATGCGTTTCCTTACGGAACTTGTAAGCATTTTTGGACTCGCGAAATGTACCGAAAAATCGGAACAGGCAAAAACACAGCGGCTCAACCATCAACTCCAGCGGATGTAAGAAAGGCTGGTGAAATTGCTCCAACAAATAACCCAAAGGTGTACATTGCACCGCACGATATGTAATTTATGGCAACAGTAATCCTTTTAAAAGAAAACGAATTGACAAAAAACACTCTTTTGGGTGGAAATATTGATGTTGATTTATATATACCTTGTATCGCAGACGCTCAACGTATTAGACTTGAGGAAATTTTAGGCGAAACGCTTTACAATAAAATTTGCGATGACTTCGAAGGTGACGATTTAGCTGGGGACTATTTGTCCCTATATGAAGGCTATATAGTTCCGTTCTTAATTGCAGCCGCAGCGGTTGAGTATTTGTTAATCGGTGCGTACAAAGTCAATAACAATGGTATTTTTAAGGCTCAACCTGACAACTCGGTTGCGATTGATAAGACAGAAGTTGATTACCTTGTTAATAATATGCGATTGAAGTCGGAAATGTATCAGGATCGAATGTTAAGATGGTTATATAAAAACCATTTGCCTGAATACGTGAGCAGCTCGACAAATATTGTAAACCCGATGCGATCAAATTTAATTTGCGGTAAATGGTGGCTCGATAAACCATATTAATATATGAGAAAAATTGATAAAAGAACAGAGGAAAATATTAAAAAATTAAAACTATTTTTAACAAATGGCATCGACACTAAACTTCACGACAAAAAGAGGGGACACGTTCAAACAAACCGACTTTCAAATAAACATTAATACATTCCCTTTGGATTTAACCGATGGTGATGTAAAAATCCAACTTCGTAAAGAGCCTGGAGGGATTGTCGCATACACTCCAACAATTACAATTTTTGATCCGACAAATGGTGAGTTTTGTATTGATGAGCAAATTATCGATATTCAGGCTTGCGATTATAGATACGATATTCAGGTTACACTTGAGAGCGGTGAGGTTAATACTTGGGTGAGTGGGATTTTTTCAATAACAGATGACATTACACGATAAAAAATGGGCGATATAATTGACATAAACGTACAGGTAGCAGTTGACGAAGTAACAATCAATGCAACTCCAAACAATTACATAATAAATGTAAACCGAATTATCGGTGAGCAAGTGCAAAGCGATTGGAATGTTACAGACGACCAAGCTCCTGACTATATAAAAAACAAACCAATAATCCCAGCAGCCGTTACAAAAACATCGGATTTAACAAACGATGGTTCGGATGGAGTGAATCCATTTATAACTTTAAATGATATTCCTGCGGATGGTTTAACTTCCGTAGGTTTAACAATGCCAGCTGCTTTTAGTGTTGCAAATAGTCCTTTGACTTCGGATGGTACAATAGAGGTTTCCGCTGCTGGAACTTCGGCAC